AGACGGTCACCCGCAACGGCACCACCATGCAGGAACGCATGCGACAGCGGAGCTGACCATGGATGTCTTCCTCGATGTCAGCGAGAGCGAGCGCGCCGAGCTGAGGTCGCTGCGCCAGCAGGACTTGGCGTTCCAGGCGGCGCTGCGGCGCGAGGTGCTGGCAGGTCGCGAGCGAGTGACTGCATGTCCCGCACCAGACGCCAGTACCATATCGGACGCCGCGCAAAGGCGGCTGGACGCAGCGGAGGCACAGCGCGCCGGCAGGAGCTGTTCACCGTAGCACCAGGGTGCTTGCACCCGTCTCGTCGCGTAACATCAGGGCAAAGCCCGTCTCGTCGCGTAGCGGCACCGCGCAGCCGGCGAAGGCGAACGCCAGCACCACCGCGACCGCCAGCCTGATCACGATCGTGATCAGGACGGGTTCAAGGCGCGGGTTCATCGCATTATCCCGGCGTCGCGCAGATCGGCACGCAGCTGCGCAATCTTGCGATGCGCGTCGCCCAGATGCAGCCCGGACTGATACAGCAGCTTCTCGGCATGCGTGAGCGCCGCCGCCTGCGCGTTGATGGTCGCGCGCAAGCGGTCGATCTCGGCGCGCTGTTCTTCATTAACTTGGAATGCGGCGACCATGGTGAGGTTGTCCATGCCTTTTTCCAGAAGGCCCTCAATCGTGGCGGCGGCCTCAATGGCAAGATGATCTGTCTCGCGCCGCAGCCGTTCAACGATGTCGGTCATGGCTTGGGCTCCAGGGCGCGGCGGGCCACAACGTAATCGCCGCAGTTCACACAGCGGGCCTTGTTGCCGCTCCAGAAGTAGCCGCCGTCTTTGTGCCTTCGCAATCGGCACCAGATCACCACAGGCCATGCGGCATATCGTTTGTAGCGTGGGGCAAAGAGGGTCATGGCTTGGGCTCCTCCTCATCGTTTTGCAGCCATGCTCCGATGGGCGAAGGCGGCTTGGGCTCCAGGGCGGCCCGTCCGCAGTCACAGGGGCCATACGCCATTCCCTGCATCAGTGTAGCGCAGGTACGGGCATGGCTCGTATCAGCCAGCGCCGCCCGCAGCCGCGCGATCTCGGCACGCAGTCCATCCCGCTCATGCCGTGCTGCCTCGGCGACAAACTGCTCGATCCCGCGCAGCCGTTCGATCTCGGCGGCACGGCTGAAAGCAACAGCTTGCAATTTCTCAAACCGGGAACGCCATTGCTCGATCTCGGCGACGGCCTCACGCACAAGGGCATTGCCGGGATCAAGATCATCCTCTGCCTGCTTCAGCAGGCGCTCCACGATGTCGGTCATCGCAGACCTCGTATTGCTTCGCTGACGCGACCAGCATCGACACGCCACACCGCGCCGATCTCCTTGTACGATGCCTTCGGATTGCGCCGCGCATAAACACGTATCTTCTGCGCCAGCACCGGATTGATTGGGTCCGAGGTGCGTTTCGCCCGCCGCGTCGGCGTCGGTCGCGTCATCAGGCTCTCGGCCTCCTGCAGCAACGCAACCGCTTGCAGAATGAGATAACGCGCACGCGGAATGTCAGTCATTGCGTCGTCCTCCGACGCAGCGCCGAGCGCATTGCTTCCAGTAGCGCCTCTAATACGTCGCGCGCCTCCTCGGGGTCGTCCCTGAATTGCTTGGAGATCGCGAACACGACCATGTCGGCGCACACCGCCGCAACGTCGAGCAGCTCCTCGCCGTCCATGCAGGCGCTGGTGCGTCTGAGCAAGGCATCTATCTTGGGATCATGAAACATGCCGTTCCTCCGCTGCTTGCCCATAAGCCTACAGGAAATCTGAATGGCCCGTAAAGCCCCCAAGAAGGTGCAAAAGGTTGAGCCGCCCAAGCCCGCGCTCAACAAGCCCGCGCTCAACAAGCCCGCACTCAACAAGCCCGCGCTCAACAAGCCCGCGCTCACACCGGAGCAGGAAGCCGCGCTGCGCTACGAGGTCGCCGCCAAGGACATCATGATCCGCCGCCTCGCACGCGAGAAGGAACGGCGCGGCGCACTCAACAAGCTCAATGCTTACGCGCCATACGCGAAGCAACGCGAGTTTCACGAGGCCGGCGCACTCTATCGCGAGCGCGCCATGATGGCGGGCAACCAACTCGGCAAAACGACCGCAGGCGCAGCCGAAGCCTGCATGCATCTCACCGGCCGCTACCCTCCCTGGTGGAAAGGCCGCGTGTTCGACAAGCCAATCCGCGCCGTCGCCGGCTCCGAAAGCGCCGAACTGACCCGCGACGGCGTGCAACGCCTCATCGTCGGTAACCCGCGCGACGAAAGCGCATGGGGCACCGGCCTCCTGCCGCGCGATACACTCAAGAACTGGACGCGACGCAACGGCGTCTCCGATGCACTCGACGGCATACTGGTCGAATGGGGCGGCGGCGGCGACGTGCAGATCGAGCACTCCTCGCTCAACTTCAAATCCTACGACCAGGGCCGTGGAAAATGGCAGGCCGACACCGTCAACTGGGTGTGGTTCGACGAGGAGCCGCCACTTGACATCTACAGCGAAGGTTTAACCCGCGTCTCCTCGACCGGCGGCATGGTGTTCTCTACTTTTACCCCCCTCCTGGGTATGAGCGAGGTGTGCCGCCGCTTTTTATTGGAGCCGTCGCCCGATCGCGCCCTCGTCACCATGACGATCGACGACGCGCCGCACTACACCGCCGAGCAACGCACCAAGATCATCGCCGGTTATCCCGCTCACGAACGCGAGGCGCGCGCCAAAGGCATCCCGGCGCTCGGCAGCGGTCGCATCTTCCCGATCTCGGACGAGGATATCACCATCGCAGCCCGAATTTTCCCGCATGAGTTCGCCCGCATCCGCGGACTGGACTTCGGCTGGGATCACCCGTTCGCATGCGTCGAACTGGTGTGGGATCGCGACGAGGATGTCGTCTACGTCGTCAAGTGCCACAAGATGCGGCAGGCAACGCCGATCCTGCACGCCGCAGCGATACGCGGATGGGGCAACGAATGGGTGCCGATCGCGTGGCCGCACGACGGACTGCAAGCCGACAAGGGATCAGGCGACGAGCTGGCCACGCAGTACCGCAATCAGCACCTCAACATGCTGCCCGAACGCGCAACCTTCGTGGACGGCGGCAGCGGCGTCGAAGCCGGCCTGATGGAAATGCTCGGCCGCATGCAAACCGGCAAGCTCAAGGTGTTTTCGCATCTCACCGACTGGTTCGAGGAGTTCCGGCTCTATCACCGCAAGGACGGCAAGGTCATCAAGGAGTTCGATGATCTGATGGCGGCAACTCGCTACGCGCTGATGATGCTCAGATTTGCGATAACAGAGCCGGTCAAGCGCCCACGCATGCGGCCGGTAGGCTCCTGGCAGGCGGCATAGGAGGACAGCATGTCTCTTGGCCTCGCGTTCTGGATACTCATGTTGATCTGGTTGGTCTTCGGCTTGGTGTGGCACTTCGGCTATATCGGCACCTACGGTCCTGTCGGCAGCACGCTGCTGCTGTTCATCCTGTTCCTCTTGCTCGGGTGGAAAGTCTTTGGACCTCCCCTGCACGGCTGAAGCAATGATGGACCGCCAGACCAAGATGGCGATCAGCGTGATGTTCGTGCTGATCGCGTTCTGCATCACGCTGTGGCTCTACGGCACGTTCAGCGGCTGGTATGAGGGCGGGTACGACTGATGCCGAACACGTTGCTGACGCTCGGCGAGCGACAAAGCCCCCAGCAGCGCAACCTTTCCTATCTGGGACAAAACACAATCCGCAACGTCCCGCCGAATTACAACACGCAATTGTCGCCGCTCGATGAGATGGCGTTCCAGCAATGGGTGGCGCGCAACAACGTGCCGTTCGATCCCAGGCCGACATCCGACTACGACATGCGCGGGTTCTATCGCGCGCAGCAGCAGGGCGATCCGCGCGCGGTGACCGAGGTCAATCCGAACGACCGGCGCATGCATTTCACCGACGCTTTCAAGACGCCGTACCATGAGAGCTTCTCTGGCGGCAGTCAGTATGCAGGGCCGGTCGCACCGCAGTGGAACGCACTTGATCAACTGATCTCTCCCGGCGGTCGCATCCTGTTTGACGAGAGACGCAAATGAACACGCTGCGCAATCTCGGAATGCAGCCGTCGCAGCCAACACTCGCGAGCTTCGGGCAACGCTATCAGGACATGCCGCCCGCGACGTTCGACCAACGCTTCGGCCCGTATCAGGCCCCGCCGCAGACGATGGGACCGGATGAGCGCGACATGCTGCGCCGGATGATGGAAGAGCAGATGCTGCGCAACACGCCGGAAGGTATCGTGCCAGGGCAGCAGCTGGTCGATCCGCTCGGTCATCGCGGCGAGCGCGGCCCCGCCGGCTACTACATGCTGCGAGGCATCTGATGCCGGTCCCGAGCTGGATGCTGCCGATCGGCAGCGGCAACACGCTCGGCAACCTGGGCGCAGCTGCAGGCACCTTTCCCGCGCCGCCGGTATTCCGCGCGCTCGGCGACATCGGCAATCGCGGCGAACCCACCGCACCCTATATCGGCGCACTCGGCCCGCGTTCCGTCACTGGGCCAGGGCGTGGCTCTCCTGGCGGCCTCCCTGTCCAGGCGCGCGACGCCCCCTCTCTCATGCTCACCCGCGAGCGGCTGCAACGCGCCCTGGAGGATCATCCGGGGCTGGCGTCAACATTGGCGCGCAATCGCTCCGCAGAGATCGGACCACAGGCCTCGCCCGAAAAGAGAGCTTGGTACGATGCCCTGGTCCTCGATCGTGCCGCCGCTCGCGGGGAGCCGCTCGACTACACGCTCACCAACCGGGCGTACTTCCCGGCGACCACCACCGGCTATCGCGGCGCAGTCGGCAACTACGCCACCGATCCGGCCCTGTTCGCGGGTGCCAACCCGGCCAACTTCGCCACCGGCAACGCATCCCGAGATCCCATCACCGGGCGTCAGGTGGGCTTCGGCGGCGGCCCGCAGACCACATCGATCGGCGAAGGCAGCAACCCGGAGCGCGGCGGCATCGAACGCCAAGACCTCCCCTACGCCCGCGCTGTCGGCTACACCGGCCCCGACACCACGCCGATCGGCGTCGCTGGGCCGCTCGGCATGAACGCCACCGACCTGACATCCGGTGGCTGGAACACCACCGTCGCTGCACCGGCCCCAGGAGCCCCTGCGGAGGCCGTGGGCTACACCCGCCCCGAGCTGGCGGCCCGAGGTGGCACCACCGATCCCGCCGAGCTGGTGCGCAAGGATGACGGTCTGGCGAACGCGGTTCAGATCGG